GATTGAAGAAAAGAGACTTAGAAGGAATACCAGGATTAGATCTATCTAGATTTCATGTTATAGGTAGTCAACAGGGAAAAATTCTACACGCCGAAGAATATCTACAAATAGCAGAAAAAATTATCAATGAAATTCCAGGATCAGTAGTAATCATAGACTCATATTCAGCACTATGTACAGAAGCTGAAATTACTAGCGAAATGGATAAAATGCAACGAGCAGACGGAGCAAAGTTATTAGCAAAGTTTTGTCGTAAAGTTGCGAACGTTATTCCGGTAAATAAAAATGTAGTTATTGGTATTACTCACTTAATGGGTAATCCAACAGGATATGGTGCGGAGTTTAAGGAGAAGAGTGGTCAGGCTATTGCTTACCAAACAGATATTAAGATAAGAGCTAAAACTTTTAAACCTTGGGTTTTGAGTGCTGATAGTAGCCAGATAGGACAAGAAATAGAGTGGCAAGTAGCCTGTTCTGCTCTTGGTCCTCCTGGTGGTCAAATTACTAGTTATATCAGATATGGTCAAGGTATAGATAAATATATGGAAGCAATATGTTTAGCTTCAGATATGGGATTAATTAATAAGGGTGGTGCATGGTACACATTAACGACCCTGCCCGATAAACCTAAATTTCAAGGCACAGAAAAGGTAAGAAACTTTTTATTAGAAAATCATAAAGCTTATCAAGATTTAGTTTCTTCTATTAAAGACACCATGGGAATTAAATGCAAATAAAAGATTTAGACGGGACGAATCATAATTGGCAGTTGACAGGAAATATGGCTCGTGGTAAGATTAATAATCGCTCTAGTTTTCATTTGCAGGCTAGAGAATTAATTACCAACACCTTTCCAACCCTACAAATTTTAGAAGAAGTTCCTATCCCACTAAGACGTAGCGAAACTTTATATTTAGATTTTTATTTACCACTTAAAAAGCTATGTATAGAAGTTCACGGAGAACAACACTACAAGTTTGTACCATTCTATCACAATAATATGTTATCATTTTTAAAGTCTCAGAAAAGAGATAGAGAAAAAGAAGAATGGTGTGAGATAAATAATATCAGATATATTGCTTTACCTCATTACGAAGATACAAATAAATGGCAAGAGAGATTAAATGATGCATAAATCTACTAAAGAAGAAGTTAAATACTGGGATGATATCTTAGACGAATATGAACAGTCTGTTGGTTTGCCTCAGTACAAAAATGACATCTTTCCAGAAGATGAACTTAATCAATATTTAACTATGAATAGAGATGCTATAGAAAAACTTAATCCAGAAGATTGTGCTCAAATATCATATAGACTAGGACAATTTTCATTTCATATTCAACGCTCTATAAATAGAGAATTAGCTAGATATAATTGGGCTGAGGAAATTATGAAAGAAACTATTGCGGATGAATTAAATAACTATAAAGGCTATGGATATGTTGAAAAATCTATTCAAGCTATTAAACACAACGATAAGGCGCAGTCTCTCAACAAGATTAAAAACTATGCTAAGCAACGTAGCGATAGACTATCTTATCTAGCTAATGGTATTAAAAACTTATCAGATATTCTATTATCAATACAAAGAAATAAGGTGAAAAATGGCTCTTGATAAAGAAGATATCAAACAATTAATAGCTATCCTCCAAAAAGGACTAACGGACGATGTGGAAGAAGATCCTCCAAAAATTAAACGCAAATCTGGTGGTACAAAAACTAAAAACAATAAGAAAAAATATCAAAATAAATTCGAAGCTATGGCCGAAGCTAGTATGCACAAAGATGATGTTGAAATTGATAGAAAACTGAGAAAACTCCCTCCAACACAACGATCTAGAAATTATCAGCCATTAAAGGTTCGTTGTCGAGCTTGCGGAAAAGAAGAGCTTGTAAATCCTTCTCTTGTAGAATCTATAGATAGATATAAATGTAATAAGTGTTCAACTTCAGCAGGGTGAAAAATGATATTGTGTGATCCGGCTTCTGAAAGAGCGGTTTTGGCTGGCATTTGTAGATATGGAGAAGATGCATATTTAGATGTAGCAGACATTGTTCAAGAGTCTTCTTTTACGATAGATAGTAATAGCATTATATATAAGTGCTTAAAATATTTATGTGAAAATGAACAAAAACCATCAATAGATGTAGCCTCCATATACGCTGCTGCCCAAGATATTGGTGTTTCAAATATATTCTCCAAAAAAGAAGAAGCTCAACACCTTAAAGCTATTATTGATTTTCCTGTAAGCTTAGAGAATGTACGCAAGTTTGCTGCAAAAATAAGAAAGCTTGAAATAGCTAGATTATTGCGTAAACAACTGGAACAAGCAGGAGACAAATTACTCGAAATTAATGGTACTGAGCCAATAGCTTCTATCTTAGGGGTGGCGGAGGATGCCGTTTTTAATTTTTCATCACTACTAAATGATACTGATAATAATCCTATTAGTATTGGTAAAGATATTGATGATTATATTAAAAGCTTAGAAGAAAACAAAATTGATCAAATTGGTATTCCTACCGGCTTTCCTATTTACGATAAGGCTATTGGCGGAGGATTAAGAAAGGGAACGGTTAATGTAATTGCTGCCAGACCTAAGACTGGTAAAACTCTTTTATCAGATAATATAGGTTTTCACATTGCGCATAAACATAAAATACCAGTGCTCAATATGGATACAGAAATGAACACTGTGGATCATATTAATAGGGTTCTTGGTATGATGACAGAAGTAGAAATTAATGCTATTGAAACCGGGAGGTTTGCCGAATCGGCAGACACAAAAACAAAAATAGTCAATGCTGCCCAAGAGTTAAAGTCCACTAGATTGTTTTATAAAAGTATTGCTGGTAAGCCTTTTGAAGAACAATTGGCTATTATGAGACGATGGATTCTTAAGGAGGTAGGACTAAATGAAGACGGAACAGCCAAGCAGTGTGTTATTTTCTATGATTATCTAAAGCTCATGGATAGTCAAGGTATGAGCCAAGACTTAAAAGAATATCAAGTATTGGGTTTTATGATGACTAGTTTACATAACTTTGCTGTAAGATACCAAGTACCAATAGTTGCTTTTATTCAGCTTAATAGGGATGGAATAACAAAAGAAAGTACGGATACTGCTAGTGGTTCCGACAGGATCATTTGGCTATGTAGTAATTTTAGTATTTTCAAAAGAAAGAGCGACGAAGAAATAGCAGAAGATGGACCAACAAACGGCAATCGTAAACTCTTACCCTTAGTAAGTCGGCATGGTGGGGGTCTAGACGATAATGACTATATAAACTGCTATATGAAGGGATGGTGTGCAAAAATTACGGAGGGTAAAACTAGATTAGAAATATTAAATAATACAAAAAATGAAGACGAAGGATTTATTGTAGATGAACAACCAAATGACAATGAAGAACAAATACCCTTCGATTGATCAGGCTAAACTCAAAGTTCTATGTGATGATCTGTGTGATAATATAGAAACTTTGTTAGATAGTTTTGGCTTAGATTATAAAAATAATGCTAAGATGATATCTATGAATTGTCCTATTCACGGAGGAGATAACCCATCCGCTCTCAATATTTATCCAGATGGGGATAATTATAGAGGCAACTGGAAATGTAGAACACACAATTGTGAACAAGAATTTAAATCCTCGGTTATTGGTTTTGTTAGAGGAATTATCTCTCATCAAAAATATGGATGGACCGAACCAGGAGATCAAGGTTGTTCTTTTAAAGAAGCCCTGGATTATGTTCAGGCTTTTTTAAATAAAGATTTAAATAGTATTAAAATTTCTAAAACAGAAAAAGAAAAAAAGAATTTTACAAATATAGTCAATTATATTAATGCTAAAGTTGAAAAATCTGAAAGTAGAATCACTAGAAAACAAATAATTAAGGCTATAGAAATCCCAGCACAATACTATATAAATAGAAATTATTCACAAGATATACTAATTAAATATGATGTGGGTTTATGTAATAACTCATCCAAACCTATGCATAATAGGGTTGTAGTTCCAGTTTATGACATAGACTATAAATATATGGTTGGATGCACCGGACGGAGTATTTTCGAAAAGTGTGCTAATTGTTCATCATATCATGACCCATCTAGTTCCTGTCTCTCTGACGAAAATAAATGGTTGTGTCCTAAATGGAAACATAGCTCGGACTTTAAAAGCCAAAACTATCTATACAACTTCTGGTTTGCCAAAAACCATATATATGAAACTGGTATAGCGATAATAGTAGAAAGTCCAGGTAATGTTTGGAGACTAGAGGAAAACGCTATACATAATAGTGTAGCTATTTTTGGATCATCACTAAGTGATAGACAGAAGATTTTATTAGATAGTTCTGGAGCTATGACACTAATATTATTAACAGATAATGATGAGGCTGGAAAAAAAGCAGCACAGCAAATTAAAAATAAATGTCAAAATACATATAGAATATTTGTGCCACAAATCTCTAAAAACGATGTTGCTGAAATGACATCACAAGAAATTAATGACGAAATAAAAGAATATATTAAGAGGATCATATGAATACCATAGTAGCCTTTGCGGGAAGAAAACAATCTGGCAAAACAACATGCTCAGAATTTGTAGCCAAATATTTTAATGGAATAATAGAACCATTCAATGGTGCCAAGATATATAATTTTGCAGACCCATTAAAAAAAGATATATGTATGAATATTTTAGGCTTAACATATAATCAATGTTATGGAGAAGATATTGATAAAAATACCTTAACAGATATAGAGTGGGAAGGTAAAAAATTAAATGCTAGAGAAGTTATGCAATTTGTGGGAACAAATATATTTAGGAAAATGAAAAACGACGTTTGGTCTGGTGCTACTATCAATAAGATTAGAAATGAAACACCAAACTTAGCTATTATTGCGGATTGTAGATTTCCTAATGAGGTCGAAGCTGTAAAAAATGCTGGCGGCATAGTTATTAAACTTACGAGAAATCCTTATAATTCTAATCACGAAAGCGAAGTAGCTTTAGATGAGATAAATTATTCTAATAGCAACTTTGATTTAATAATTCATAACGAATCACTAACCATACCAGAACAAAACGAAGTGGTATTAAATTTTCTCAAAAAGAAGAAGGTGTTATCATAATTATAACATACTTAAGAAGTAGCTCTTATGGTACGCACTCTATGTGCGAGCAACAATATTTTCTTGAATATAATTTAGGCATTAGAAGTCCATCAAATAAAAAAGCTGATAAAGGCACCATAGTACATAAAGTATTAGAAATTTTAGCCGGTATTAAGCAAAGCGAGCAAAATAATAGCCCTAAGTATATTGATGATATTTTAGGAGATATTGATATTCATGGTTATAATTTAGACCATATTGTGGAAAAGGTCTATGCGTATTATACCTCTCAGTTTAAACACCACGAGTGGTTGCCAAAAGATTTAAAAGACGCCCGTTTGTGGGTCAATAAGGCTATCGCAGACCACAATGGTATGTTTGATCCACGCTCTAGGGATATAGTACAACCAGAACAACATTTTGATATTGTTATAGATAAACCTTGGGCAGCATATAAGTATGAGACAAAAGAGGGTGTGATAGAAGGAAAATTGGCCATAAAAGGCACTATTGATCTTATTACCAAAGTTAACGATTCTACGTTAGAAGTTATAGATTGGAAAACGGGCAAAAGACTAGACTGGGCTACGGGACAAGAAAAAACATTAGAAAAGCTATATGTGGATCCTCAATTAAAAATCTATCATTATGCTTTAAGTAAACTTTATCCAGAATATGATCACATAATTATGTCTATTAATTTTATTAATGATGGTGGCGCTTTTAGTATGTGTTTTGATAAATCCGATCTATTAGCTACTGAAGATTTGATACGTCAAAAATTTGAACAAATTAAAAAATGTATCAAGCCCAAATTAAGTAAAACTTGGAAATGTACCAAATTATGTTATTTTGGAAAAAACACTTTTGAAAATCATAAAAGCGTATTGCCAATACTAGAATATAGAGATAATCAAGTTTGTACAAAGGGCTCTTATATGACTATGTGCGAACAAATTAAGCACGACACCGAATTGAACGGCATGAAAAATGTAGTTGACACCTACACGGTGGACGGTTATAGTGTTGGTAAGTACAAAAGCCCAGGTTCCGTAGAATGACAAAGTATATTCCTCTGCATCTACATTCTCATTTTTCTTTATTAGATGGGCTTAGTCAGCCTGAACAAATAGCAGAAAGATGTAAAGAAATTGGAGCCACTACTTGTGCATTGACCGATCATGGGAATATAGCAGGATCGGTAAAGTTTTACATGGCTATGAAAAAGGCTAATATTAAACCAATACTAGGTTGTGAACTTTACGTTTGTGAACAAGATCCAAAAATACAAGAAAAAGAAAATAGATCATTATCTCATTTTATAGTTTTAGCACAAAATTATAATGGGTGGAAGGATCTAATTAAGATTGTATCCGAATCAAACAAGCCAGAACATTATTATCATAAGCCTCGGTTGGATCTAAAAACAATAGCTAATTTAAATAGTGGTAATCTCATAGCTATTACTGGACATTTAGGGTCCACACTATCTGATATGATCCTTAATGGATATGAACTAAAAGATAATTGGCTAGACATCGGCAAACAACATGTGTCATATTTAAAAGAAATATTTCAAAACAAAGTATTTTTAGAAGCTCAGTTAATAGATAAAGATAATTTGCCGGTGCAAGAAATTCTAACAAATGCTATCAGAAAAATAGGTCAAGAGACTAATACAAAAATTATTTGCACTCCAGACGCACATTACTGTAGAAAAGAAGATGCTATAGATCAAAGAATATTATTATGCAATAATCTTAAAACAACTTTCCCAGAAATTAGTCGTAAGATTAGTAATAATGAAGATGTGGCTTTGTCTTGTTTTTTTACATCAGAAAATTATCACATACCTTCTCAAGAAGAAATGAGAGAACTACATACCTCTGAAGAAATAGAAAATACTAATTATGTAGCTAATCTTATAGAAGAATATAGTATACTTAGCAAGCCAAAGCTTCCGCCTTTTCAATGTCCTAATAATCAAAATCCAGATGAATATTTAAGGCAATTGTGTAGAGACGGATGGAAAGACAAAATAGCAAATATAATAGCAAAAGAAGAGCAAGAACAATATGTTGATAGAATTAAATATGAATTAGAGGTATTACAAGGTGCTGGATTATCTAGTTATTTTTTAATAGTTCAAGATATTGTTAATTTTGTACGAAAAAATGAATGGTTGCCAGGACCAGGTAGAGGTAGCGCTGCTGGTTGTTTAGTTTCATATTTAATTGGTATTACTAGCATAGATCCAATAAAATATAATCTATTATTTGATAGGTTTTATAATGCTGGTCGCAATTCTGCTGATCATATTAGTATGCCAGATATAGATGTAGACGTACCAATTGATAAAAGAGAAGCTATCATAGAATACATCAAAAATAAATATGGACACGATAAAGTTTCACAAATGATTACTTTTAATACCATCAAGGGGAGAGGAGCATTAAAGGATGTATTAAGAGTATATGGTAATATTAGTTTTGATGAAATGAATAAGATTACCAAAAATATACCAGACGAATCTAAAATTGCTGATGAACTTCAAGAAATGAAAGAGGAAACCGGGGAATCTTCTATTATCCGCTGGGCATTAGAAAATAATGTTGACAAACTCAAAGAATGGTGCTATATTGATGATAGTGGACAATTGCAGGGGCCTCTGGCCAAAAGATTTGAACAAGCTATTCGGCTGGAGGGAACAAAATCAAATCAATCTAAACACGCAGCAGGAATAGCTATTAGTTCTGAGCCATTAAATGAAATTTGTCCTATGGTTTATGATAGTAAAAATAAACAACTGATTGCTGGCATGGAAATGCAAGACTTAGAAAATATTGGAATTATTAAGTTCGATATTCTGGGTGTAGCAATGTTAGATAAAATTATGACAATTAGATTTTTATTACAACAAGGAGTATAAGATGAAAACAGTACAGTTTAAAGATGTTCCTGTAGACAGTAATTTTAAAATGAATGATGCAGAATATAAGAAGATAGAAGAGCGGAGGATCAGCTGTTGTAAGTTTACCAACGCCTGCCTAGCGAGTGACCCTAACCAAAAGACCGGAATTAAGCCACTAACAGAAGTACAGGTAGATGATTAATTATAATAAAATTTGCGTATTTGATTTTGAAACCGACGGTTCCGATCCCAAAACCTGTAGTCCTGTGCAAATTGCTGCTGTGATTATAGATCCTATTAAATTAGAAATTATACCCAATTCAGAATTTAATATTAATTTCAAACCAGAGGTACTGGAACAAAACGATGATTATGTTTATACCACAGATATTTTAGATTTTCATGGTAAGGTTAAAGGATGTTCTAAAGAAGACGTTCTAAATGAATGGAAAAACTATCCAAAACAACAACAGTCTTGGAATATGTTTGTGAATTATCTAGATAAATATCATTCAAGATCTTCTAAGAAAAGTCAATTTAGTGCTCCGATAGCGGCTGGTTATAATATTCATAGATTTGACCTAAAAATTATTGATAGATTAAGCCAGAAATATGACAATGTAAATAAAGAAAATACATCAGACATTTTTTATCCTAGAGATATTATAGATGTTATGAATTTAGTTTTTTATTGGTTTGAGCATAATCCTGATCTAAAGAGCTATAGTATGGATAATTTACGAGAATATTTTGGCATAGATAAGGATGGCGCCCATGACGCTATCAAAGATGTTAAAGATACAGCAGATATTATGATTAGATTTATGAAACTACACAGAAATGTAGCCTCTAAAGTTAAGTTTAAAAACTCATTCAAATGAAAAAATTCAGTTATAATTGTGGTTGTTGTTTTGATATATTGGACGAATCTAAAAAAAGCATTCAATTTGATCCATTTATAGAAAATATTAATTTGGAATGTTCTAGAACATGGGATCTAATTAGCGAAGGAAATACTAAAGGAATATTTCAATTAGAATCACGCTTAGGAAGATCTATCGCTAAAAAACTCAAACCTGAAAATATTGAACAACTCTCTGCTTTAATTAGCATTATGCGTCCCGGTTGTCTTGAAGCAATTCGCGGAGGTAAAAGCGTAACCAATCACTATATAGACAAAAAAAATGGTGAGGAATCTCTTGATTATTTTCATCCATCGTTAGAACCCATATTGAAAACAACATATGGAGAAATGATATATCAAGAACAGGCTATGGAAATTGCTAAGAATATTGCTGGGTTCAACTTGCAAGAGGCTGATATGTTGCGTAAAGCTATCGGCAAAAAGAAACCAGAAGAAATGGCAAAGATTAAAACTAAGTTTTTAGATGGAGTAGCTAATACAAAAATAGTTAATCAATCAGAAGCAGAACAAATCTTTGGTTGGATTGAAAAAAGTCAAAGATACTCTTTTAATAAGTCTCATAGCGTAAGTTATGCCGTTAATGCTTACCTTTCTGCATACGCCAAGGCTCATTTCCCCAAAATCTTTTTTGCCTCATATCTAAGATTCGCCAAAGACAAAATAGATCCTCACGAAGAGATTAAAGCCCTGGTTCAAAACGCAAATGAAATGGATGTTAGTATTAAAACTCCAGATCTTAGAATTATGAATGAATTTTTTGTTTTAAAGAATAATGATATTTATTTTGGTTTAACAGATATAC